TTATAACTCCAAGTGCGATGGCGGTGATGCTGTGAACGAATAAAAAGAGGCACCACGAACCTATAAGTAACCAGATTATGCTCAAATGTGGAGGTATGCTTGTTTCGGACAAGGTAATTGATAAGTTTAACATCTCGCTCATCTATTTCTTCTTTCCGCTTGCCAAAACTAACACGAGCACTGTTAACAATAGTAAGGTCTGTGCCCATATGGTCCACGTAGTTAATATACCCAATTCCATCTCCATAAAGCTCTATGCTCTTCACTCTTTCTCCAAATTCTCTATCTGGCGCTCGATGTACCATCTTGCCTTCTTTAGATCTTCGATTGTATCACTATTCTTCTTTCCGGCGCGCAGGACATATTTAATAACATTTCCTAATGAAAAATTTAAGTTATATGCCTCGATAACTTTAATGGCTTCATAGAGGTTGTCTTTTCCGCCATAGTGGCCTGGGTGGTCAATGGCGTTCATAAGCTCTTCCTTAGCCCCACAGAGCAGAGCAGACCGTCTCCGTGATAGCCGCTGTTACCAAATACGGATCACAATTTGAATTTGGTCTCCGATCCTCAATATAGCCAACCCCGTCCGCAGCAACCTGCCACGGAATACGGATGGAAGCTCCTCTATCAGATACTCCCCACCTAAACTCCTTGTGGGAACAAGTCTCGTGAAGCCCTGTTAGGCGCTCCTCAATATCGTCGCCATATACTGCGATATGTTCGTCGACCTTCTCACCCAGCGCTTCTGCTGCCTTTTCGCACATACCGGCCTGGGTTCTCATCTCGATCGTGGAAAAGTTCGTATGGCAACCTGCGCCGTTCCAGTCGCCCTTTACGGGCTTTGGATCCCAACTAACAGAGACGCCATATCTTTCAGCAACCCGTTCCAGTAGATAGCGCGCGAGCCATAGATGGTCGCTCACTTCCACGGGGGGACACGGACCAACCTGGAACTCCCATTGTCCAGGCATAACCTCCGCATTAATGCCTGAAATCTTCAAGCCTGCTTCCAGGCATAGTTCAAGATGTTCCTCCGCGATGTCCCGGCCAAAGGCGTTAGACGCACCTATGCTACAATAATACTGGCCTTGCGGTGCCGGATAGCCCTTCTCGGGGAAACCAAGGGGCCGGCCGTCTTTAAGCAGAGTGTATTCCTGCTCAAGGCCAAACCACGAGTTATGATTCTTATATTGTTTCGAGGTCTCCAAGCACCGGTGCCTCGTGTTTGTTTCGTGAGGTGTGAAGTCGGTGTTAAGCACTTCACACAACACCAACTTGGCGCCGCTCTTTCGTAGGGGATCAGGGACTACTCTAACTGGTCGCAAAACACAGTCTGAGTCGTGCCCTTCAGCTTGGTTTGTTGATGAGCCGTCAAAACCCCATAAGCCGTGAGGCGGGCCTGAATCAGCCACTCTGGTTTTGCTTCTTAGTTGCGGGGACGGGCTGGTGCCGTCAACCCAAATATACTCTGTTAATCTTGGCTTACTCATTTATTCCTTTTATTCCGCTGCCACGACAGCCATAATGTGATTTCTCTCAACGAGATGAAACTTATAATCTCTCAATTCAATCTCTCGGACAATATGGGTTGGTAATACCAGAACATCACCATATTTATATTCGCCCTCTGGATCACATACCACAGAGACGGCCTTATACGGGTTCTCTGCCGGCTTATAGTCCTCCGGAAGGGCGATCAGGCTTTCTTTCAGCTCTCGTTCGCGCTTATCAAAAGCAAACTCCACTTGGATCCATTTATTTTTTGGTGTCAGCAACACTTATCACACTCCATTCATACATATAGTATAACACCGAAGCGGGGGAGTGTCAAGTTATTTATGTAACTTCGCACTGACCACCCGAACATGCCTGGGCGCCCTGTAAGTCTGTATTATCTTGATATTCCAATACATTAGTTAGATCAACTGCTTCAAGCGATTTCATCATTTCATTGTAGATTTCTTCATCACAATCTTCAAACGGCGCCTGGATATAAGACCCTCCGTTTGCGGGCAATACAGAAAGCCCATTATAGGTGCTGCGGTTCTCCCACATCCATTCACCAACCTCGTCCCACTCGTCGTCTTTGATATTGACGGTCGCGCTCACATTGTGCGTATTTTGCCCTTTCCAGTGACCGGGACGCACCCACTCCCCACTGACCTTCTTGACTCTTTCGAGCATATCCAGCGCGCTCTCAGAGCGTGTTATAGAACCCTTTGGGGCCTTCTGTGGGGCTGAGATAACAGCGGTGTCGTGGGGACGGAAATATTCGTCCTCAACCAGTTCTGGATGGAACTCAGATAAATATTCATAAATCGGCTCATTCTTGCCGACGCGGACGCGACGAATATAATAGTCATTGTGCCACGCGTGGATTCCAGAGGATGTTCCAAGTGTTAGAGAGGTGGTTCCAGCCGGCTTAACACAAGTGCTGCGAGCAGCGGGATTAATGCCGATAAGATTAGCAACGCGTACATTTTCTTCCTTTACAATTTTGGCTGCGGCCTTCATATCAAGGTTGAGAACCTTGCCGGAGGCGATTCCGGTCATAGAAACTCCTATAAGAGCATCCTTTTCGGTGGTTCGCTGCCACACCGGACGGAGATAGTGAAAATCAGTATAAGACGCCTGTAAAGTGCCTATAAAAGTGGCAGCGCGGACTCGGGCCTCATATTCCTCCTGGGTTTCCACATTGGAAACATTTACCTCGGTCAGATTACAAAACTGAAACGGTCGGAGGGCGATTTCGCAGCAGGGGTTGGTTCCCCAGTCTTTATCAAAAGTGAAATAGAACCCCGGTTCTCCTGCTCCGCTGGCCTTTACTCGTTCCCACAAACTAGAAAAAAATTCTTTGGTTATGATATGACGCATAAGAACAACGGAATTGTTGGCCCGACCTCTTTGTGGATTCTTTTCAAACCACCGGCCGGCCTTGGCAGAAATCATCTCGCCATCGTCGGCCGAAAACAGGGATATAAGGGCTGCTCTGCGGATGCCGCCTGCGAGCACAGCATCAGCAACATGACAAACCATATCGTGAACCTCGATTGGGCTCAGCTTATCACCATTTTCCTTGTGTTCGAGCATCCCCTCTAACTTTACAAGGCACTCCCGCAAAGGCTGTGGGCCTGGGGCTTTACCGCCAGAAGTTACTAAACGAGCACCTTTTGGCCTAATATCCGAGAAGTCGAAACGCAACCTTGATGTTCCACGGAAATAGGCGTTTACAAGCGCTTTTACCGCGTCTGCCCAACCCTCAATAGAGTCGGAGACCAAAAAGCGGTAAGTGCGTTTCCCACTTGGTTTGCGGATTTCTGGGAGTTGCTCAACGTGATGAGCTTGGACAGAATATCCAACGCCCGTTCCGCCTAACAGAAGGAACATAATCTCCCCGAATGCTCGGGTATCATCGATGGGCATATAGGCGCAGTTGAAAATGCGGTTTGGAGCGACCTCAATCGGTTTACCTCCAAACTGCATCGAGCGCATCGAGGGAAGAATCTTCTTCTCATATACAAACTTATAAGCCTCCTCAATCTCATCTTTGAGTTCAGGATAACGCTTTATGTGCATTGCCTTATTACGATCTACTAACTCGGTGAATGTCTCGCGACGATAAACTTCCGGTAGATATCTTGCGTATTTCATATGCACAGTGATGTCTGATAAGATCTCCGATGCCAACTCCATATTATGTTCCCTTTTCCTTTTGTTGTTTTCTAAACTTCTTATACTTCTCTTTCAAGATCTCACTTTGATCTTTTGTGGATATTACAGAGGATCCTTCGCCTGTTGGTTGTAATACATCAATTTGAACATTTGCCGTATGCATAGAAATTGGAAATACCAAACCGTCGGGCCCGTTCCTGTTCTTCGCAACAAAGAATCTGCCGGTGTCCGACTGCTTATCTTCTATGGTTCTCGAAAGTGAAAAAATGAAGTCTGATACGAAACACTTGTTGAAAGCTTCTGAAATGGATTCCATTGTGATGACTTCCGCATTTAGACCAGACCTGTTGGTTTGAGAGGCGGTCCAAAGGCAACAATTAAATTCTTTTGCCAAACCACGCATCTCTTCATAAATAGATTCCAGTTCGTGTCTTTTCTCACTTTTACTCGAAATAGGTCGTAATAAATCGCCGTAGTCGACAATGACCATATCTGGGAGGATCTCGCGCATTCGCAACTTTTCCAAGTGTGTCTTTAGAGTGCGAGTAGAGGCGGATTTGGTGGGATATTCCTTTACAATGAGCGTTCCCTCAAGATCTTGAACCTGCTCATAAATTTCTTCTTTAAAAGAGTGAAGTTGGCCGAGAGGGATCTTGGTCAGGCACGAGTCATATCGGTTTGCGACGACGACATCGGCCAGCTCAAGTGTATAGTGAATAACGGTCTTTTTCTGCTTTAGGGCGGCGGCGCCCAAATGGACAAGAGCCATTGACTTCCCGGCTCCTGTTGGGGCGATCACCACACCAAGTTCGCCTTTGCCAAGGCCGCCTTTAAACAGATCATCGATTTGGGGCCATCCTGTTGAAATCGGGTTTCTGGCTTTGAACTCAAATCTTCTTTCAAAATCTTTCACATAGTCATAGCCGTGGTTTGTGTGATCCCCCAGCTTGATAGCGTCGTTGATAATCTTCGCAATCTCGTCGAAAGAGGACTTCTGAAGCAGCCCAACGGACTTGATCATCGCTTCTTTGAGTTTTTGCTTACGGCAAAAGTCAAGGGCGACGTTTTTGATATAATCGGAGCCGCTCACCTGTGAGTTATGAATACGAGCAAAATAGTTTCGCAACTGCTTCTGTGTAGATGCGTTCTCGCCCTCAATATCCGCACGGATAATGGAAATCATAATCTTGTATGTCGGATGGACACTATACTCCTCACGATATTCAAAAATCTTCTTCACGAATACCCGAAGATAATGAAGTTCTAAGAACCCAATATCCAGAACCTCCATAATCTGATCTGCGAATGGTCGATCTTGAAGAATCATCTGACATAGTGATTCTTGAAAGTCCTTACCAAATTTACTAAAGCTCGGTGCTTCTTTGCCCAAGTGTTCCCCCGTGTTTCTAATATAGCCTAAACTGGCGCCTGT